CAGACCGCAGCCTGGTCGAAGGTGTGCGAGGAGCGGCGAGGAGATGACATCACAGGTCTGGCCCAGCAGCGATGACTTCGCAGACGGCGCGAGTGCTTACGGCACCGGCGTTCGGAGGTATCTGCGCGTGAGGCCGATGTCAGGCGTGGGGGACATTGCAGGATTCGGTATCGTGCCATCGGTGGAGGGCGGCGAGCTGCGCCGCTTCTGGGCATCCGCTGGTAGTCCGGCCAACCCTTCGAGCGTGAACTACGCGGCGGGCTTCCAGGGCTACGGCGCATCGGTCGAGAACGCGGTGTCCGCTGCGGTTGAGCGCCAGATCTACATCGCAGACGGCGAGGTGGAGATTGTCCCGAGGGTATTCTCCAGGGGGGGCACCGACACCCACCTGATCCAGCACTGTGTCGGCGTGTGTGGTCGAGTGCAGGGTGGAACGCTTACCACCCCAGGCGCTTCGTCAGCCGTGGACGAATACATCGACCAGCCGAATGGGTACTACTTCATGCAGGCCCGTGCCATCGGCACTGCCGCCTTGCCGAGTCTGCTGCTCTACCGGGTAGTCTCTGGAACATGGACGCTGCTGGAGAGTGCGCTCCTGTCGGCGCACGAGTCCTTCACCTGGGGCACCCCCGGCGGTGGAGCCCCGCGCAAGATGCGAATGGTGATCGAGGCCGAGGGCTCCGATGTCAGGCTGCGCTGCTACCGGGTCCGCAAGGACAGCGGGCCTCTGGCCTTGTCATCCACATCGGCCCCGTCTGAGCAGCTCATCTTCACGCACCTGGACCCGAGCGCGTCTGCCATCACCACGGCGGGGCGCTGGGGTTGCATCGGTGCCCAGTTCGCTGACCAACTGCTCGGCGCGAATGGCGACTACAGCGGCACGGTCCTATTCGCCAGCCTGCGGATCCGTAACGCGCCGGGGACTGTGGTCCTGCTGCGCGACCTTTGGCACAGATCAACGACATGGAAGGGGCACGTCAACAGCGAGTCCGCTGCACCGACAGCGTGGCTATCCCAGAGCCTCTCGATGGCGTACACCGGGGATATGTGCGGACCCTTTGAACACAATGTGTCAGGCGGAAACACGAACTCGGCTTTTGCTCATGTGGCCCACATGATCGCGGACACTGGCAACAACCGCCTGGTCTTTGGAGTTGATCCAGAGGTGGCATATCCCAGTGGCGGGATCCCCGCATTCAGGCAGTCGGTAGGGTGGTACTTCTCGCAAGACCCGGCGGCATCGACGCAGCAGAACCGCTCCGTGACGATGACATTTCTCTCCACGGTGACATCGCCCAGGGAGCCCCGCGTCTTCGGGATCCACCTCCGCGCATCGCTCGTCCAGCACTCGTCCAGCGTTGTCGCTGGCAAGGGCTTCGGGGTCGTGGCTGGAACGCCTGGGTACGACACGCCGGACTCCAACACCGACAGCTACAAGTCCGGCTACCGTGCCACGATTCGATACGATATGGATGGTGGGTCTGACAGATTCACGGCTATGGTCTGGGCGCACGCCAGCCTGGGGCAGAGTACCCTTCTGGCTACCGCCGATGTGACCGCTACCCTGGCGCTCGGGACGGAGTTCAAGCTGGGCTTCGAGGTTCGGGACTTCGACCTGGGACCGGGCGGCCTCGATGTTGCGATGAAGATCAGGATCAACGATGTGGACACCGCGTTGACTCTGGAAGGTGTCGTTGGGGTGACGGTCGAGGCAGGATGGCTCGTTGACCGCCGAGCGATTGCAACGAGCAGCGGCCTGACGGTCGGGATGTACGGGAACATCTACCCGACCCACCTCGCGTCTGGTCTGGTCCATGTCAACGAGTTCGCCACCGAGGCGCTGACCGGGGGCACTGGTCCACCTACCCCACCAATCGCGCACCCTGACCTGGGCAACATTGCCGTCGAGGGTCAGAGCGTCAACATCACGCCCCTGGCGAACGATCAGGTGTTCGGCGGGGCGACCAAGGACACGTCATCCGTTGTCCAAGTGACCGCCCCTGATGTGGCGCTGGGCACCTCCACGGTAAACGGTGACGGGTCGATGACCTTTGCCGCAGCTGCTGGCACCGCAGGATCTACAGCATCTTGGACATACCACTTCTCCGATAGCGAGCCGCTCGTGTCGAACGATGCGGAGGTGGAAGTCCTGATCCAATCATCAGGCGGCACGGCGCAAGACCCGTTTGCTGATGATGACTCCGCTACGGTGGTCGCGGGGCAATCCACGCTGATCGGTATCCTTGCCAATGACCAGGCGTTCGCCGGGGCGCTGATTGACCCGACCACGGTGGTCCTCGACACCAGCACCCTGACGCACTCAACTGCAACTGTCCACGCGACCACCGGTGTCGTGACATTCACCAGCACACCGAGCGCCCCGCTGGCTGTGCAGACCTTCAGCTACACGGTGAAGGATGACCAGTCGCCCACGCCAGCGACATCCAACTCCGCGAATGTATCCGTGCTGATCACTGACGGCAGCACACCTCCCCCATCTTCGCAGCCCACGGTACCCGTGGACGCTGAGACAGCGACCAAGACGGGGACGCTCACCACCCCCGCCTCCTGGCCGATCAACGAGGAGCGCATAGTTGGCATCAACTCTGCGGAGTTCGACACGGGCCACCGGGCGACGATGCCCGCGCTTCCCAAGGAGCGAAGGATGTTCAGCTTGCAGATGCTCGGAGCAACCGAAGCCGAGCGAGCAACGCTCTCGGCGTTCTTCCTGGCACACCGTGGGACAGAGATCCCGTTCGACTGGGTTCACCCGCTGACCAAGGAGACAATCGCCGTGCGGTTCTCGTCTGCGAACATTGCAGCGAAGCACCGCAGTAGCGTAGGCTCGGGTGCTGAGGACTACCGCTTCGACCTGATCGAAGTATTTGACGCGGGGACATATGGCGCATGAAGGATCTAACCCAGAACACATCGGCCCACAAGAACCAGCTCGAAACCGAAGATCCCTTCATCTGGCTGTTCGAGTTCGAGCTGCCCGACAATACCCGCATCCGTGTCACGAACTTCACCGAGCGGGTAGAGTTCGGCGAGGACGATACCGGGAGCCCCCTGGTCTATTATCCCGCGTCGATTGTCCACTCGGGCATCGAGCAGAGCGGCGATGGGGACATTCCCTCGATCAGTGTGGGCATCGCTACAGGTGGGGCGTTCTGGCTGACATCTGCATTCGATACGCACGATGGACTGATCGGCCAGAGGGCCAGGATCATTGTCGTGTCTAGCCGGGAGCTTGACAACCCGGTGGCCGCTATCGCGGAGGATGCCCGCGTCATATCCGCGGCGATGGACAACAGCAACGTGACTCTGGAGCTATCGGCATTCAATATATTCCAGGCGAGGCTCCCGAGGTTCCTGTACTCCCGCCGCCGTTGCCGCTGGGTCTTCGGGTCTGGTGAGTGTGGGTACAATGTCCAGGCTGACGGTGCGAATTTCAGCGCCTGCGGTTACACGCTGGAGGACTGCGTGATTCGTGGGGATGACGAGGAGGCCAACGTCAATGTTAGCGTTAGACACCACCCCGAGCGGTTCGGTGGGTTCCCTGGAATACCGAGAGGGTCAAGACGATGACAAAGGTTGAGTACGATGACATGATCGGGATGCCCTTCAAGACTCACGCCTCCGGGCCTGACCAGTTCGATTGCATCGGCGTTGTCCGTGAGGTCTACCGAAGGGCCGGATGGTCTGACGCGGCCCTGCCCAGCGCGGATAACGAGGCCGCCTGTGTCGCGTCTATAGGCAGCGAGTCAAGTGGGCTCCCCTGGGACGCGGTCGATGCAGTCACGGGCGGCGTGATAACCACACGCCTCGCGTTTGGCGACATCGTCATGGTTCACAACCGCACCACCACCCATGTGTCGGTCGTGGTCGATGCGTCCAGGCAGTTGGCCCTCAGCTCGGCCGGGAGCGTGGGCGTGTTCGCCAGCGTTACCAATAGACTGGTGAATGTCACGGCGGTCTATCGCATGAAGGAGTCGGCGCGATGAGCGTTGCAGTCTGCACCGTCCAGCTGGTCATTGTCACCGACCCGTTTGAGCTAGGCTCTCGTGTCGTGTCTGATGTCCCGGCTGGCAACCTGGCTGAACTCGTGCCCTCTAGCCTAGTCGGCCGTGATGACGTGGAGGCGTACTACGAGGGCCTGAAGGTTGAGCGGGATGACTGGGCGACCACATACTGCGATGGTGGCACGCTGGGCTTCGTCGTGGTCCCACGCGGTCCCGAGGTTATCTACATCATCAAGCTAGTCGTGGCGGCCATCGTCATAGGTAAGCTGGTCATGGCGATCTTCGCCCAACGCCAAAAGCCTCCCGTTGAGCGCGGCGATACATCATCATCCGTCTACTCGTTCGGCGGTATATCCAACACACGCGCAGAAGGTCTACCCGTTGCCCTGGTCTTCGGCGAGATTCGGTTCGGCGGGACTATCGTCAACGAGTACCTTCGCAGTCAGTACCTCCCCGAGCAGTCTATCCTGTTCCAGCAGATCTCGTTCGGGGAGGGGCCGATCAAGTCGGTGGGCGGTGTGACCTCTGATGTCGTGCTAGACTCGGCACCGCCTAGCGTGAAGATCAACAACAACAGCGCCGACAACTACGATGGCTTGGAGATGTGGGTACGGCTCGGGACTAACGAGCAGTCAGTAGTTCCTGGGTTCGAGAGTACCCTATCCTACAAGGAGGCCGGTTTCACTATGACGGCGCAGGAGACGAGCAGTGCATCCAACGCGGGGGCGAACGATGGGTACGATGCGGTCAACTACTTCGATACAACGAACGATGCGATCTGGGATAAGTACGGCGTTGCTCTGGACATAACCGAGTACGAGGTGGATGGCGCGATCGTTCGCCTGTACTTCGAGCGTGGACTGTACACACAGAACACGACAACGGGTTCGCTTGAGAACTCAAGGTACGCCCTACAGGTACGCTATAGGGAACTGACGGTCGGTGGGATACCGATTACCACGGGGGGGCTAGTCGGAGACGGGTGGGTGCGCCTTCAACCCAAGGTTGAGATCACCAAGTCAGCCGTATCATTCAGCACCGAGCTGGTGGTCCCGCTGTACGACCCTCAGACCTGGTCACCCAACCCCCTCGGGTTCGCCATGAGATCCCTTGCAAAGTGCCCATCGGACGCTCAGACCGCGGCGGTCAGGAGCTTCACCGTTATGTTCTGGGTCAAGATCCTCACGCCGCCCGCATCGGTGGGGGGGGTGCTTGACTGGCCCAACTTCTTCATCCGTCTCGGTACACTTCAGGTGCCCGGTGTTGACGGGTTTGGACTCTCCATCGGAGTGACCGGGGCGAACTCTCCTGGTGGGGTTGTCGGCGCGGTCAGGGTGGAATACAAGAATGGGCCGTCCGTGAACTCCCCGAGGGAAAGAATCCAAAGCCCTGGGGGGCTTGCGTCTGTGGTGGGCGCGTGGGTCCACATTGCCTGCGTGGTGGACGCGGACGGCACAAACCAGAGCGATCAGATCCGTCTGTATGTGGACGGCGACCTTCGGGCCGAGACGGTTCCGGGGTCGATCCACCTTGAGCCTATGCTCAGTGCCACAGCCGAGAACACCCTAGGCGATGGGGGGCTCGGTCCCATTTCCCCCGATACTGTGCTGCACAACGCCTTCGACCAGGTGGTCATTTATGACCGTGTCGTTACGCCTTCCGAGATTCTGGATGAGTACAACGAAGACCCCGTAACGGGGGATGGCATCGGTCGCGGGACATACCTTGCGCCTCCAGCTAGGGCGATCAACGCCACGAAGTTCGAGGACGCTGCGGGGGCGCAAGATCCGGCGGCCCCTGGAACGCCTATGTTCGGGAACTGGACCCCCGCAGCGTCCTCGAACTCTGGGGTCTATCCGGGGATTGTGCCCGCCGGGGCCTTGGCGAACTCCCCGCGCAAGCGTTCGAGGTATCGCATCGAGTGTCTGCGTATAAACCAGGATTCAATCAACGACAAGACTAGCGACGATATGACCTTCGCTGGAGTCCTCTCAGTTATCAACTCTGAGCTGACCTATCCGAACAGCCCGCTACTCGCTATCAAGGCTGGCGCTACCGACCAGCTCAATGGCTCGGTGCCAACGACCACAGCCATCATCAAGGGCCTGCTCGTCCCCGTGTGGGATGGCGTGTCACTTCTGAGTCCTAGCATATCGTTAGAGTGGTCATCGAACCCTGCATGGATCACGCTTGGACTGCTAACGAGCGGGCGATGGGGGCTCGGGCAAACATACGCATCGACTGACTGCGTCAGCGAGTCGCTATTCGGCTGGGCGATGTATTGCGATGACCTCGTATACAACGGGTCGGCTCACTACCCGTACACCACCCCGACCGCAACGGAGGAGGATGTCCACTTCGAGAACGATAGCGGCACAGGGTCCGATGCTCGTGGAGTCATCACGTTCAACGTGCGCCTTAGCTCAGTCAGCTCTCGACCGCTGGAGTGGGTAGCGGGTGCCTTCATTCGCGCCCACGGGTTCCCCGTGTCCGGCGCTGGGTCCGACATAAACCAAGGCGCTACGGGATCGAGTACCGTTGGGGGCTACGAGATCATCAGCGTGACCGAGACGCTCTCGACTAACAGCTACTGGTCTATCGTTTGCCACTGGGACCGCCTGACCGAGCCAGACCCGTGGACATCTGGCACATACCTGTCGGCGCACGAGGTTATCCCCGCAACTGCAATCCTTGAGCTTGCGGAAAGGAGGCATGAGTTCAATGGCGTATTCGACCGTGAGCAGGGCGCGTGGGACTCAATCCTCGACGTGTGCCAGGTCGGTAGGGCTACCCCGATCCGTGAAGGTGGAAAGGTCAGGTTCAAGTACCACCGCCCGAGGTCGCCAGTTGGTCTGGTTACTAGCGCGGGCATATTGGAGGGTACGTTCAAGGTAGCGTACACCGATGGGATTATGAAGCCGAACGCGATCGACGCGACGATCTTGGACAGGGCGCAGGACTACGAGCTGGTACCCATCACTGTCCTCGACCCGTCTATCAGTAACGTGTTGAGCCTCGACGAAGTGCGTAAGGTGTCGAGGAACTACTTCGGGATCACCTCGGCGGCACAGGCCGAGCGTCAAGCGAAGTTCGAGCTGAACAACAACAGGCTACTCAAGCGCAGCGGCCAGTTCACGCTCGGACCCGAGGGCCTGCCCTTCGAGGCTGGCGACCTGGTACGCCTCGGCTCGGACCTCCTCCCCCGCGGTGCCGGTGGTCG